TCTGCGCTTGTTCTCTTCCTCTCTCTGCTTTCTACCCCAATATCCGTCTATTGCTCTTCTTAGTAGGAAATCCTCGATGTAATCACTAATGAAGACATCGAATAGCACCTTCACCATTAGTATTGCACCGATGGTGCTAATTCCAAACAACACTGCATGTGCCTCTGCTCCATATGGGAAGGATATCCCATATTCAGCATATGCTAGTACGTTCACTCCGCTTACTGCTCCAACGAACAGTATCGCCATTATCATTCTTGTATCATTTTCTAAACTTGGCATAATATCACACAAAGGTTACCGTTACCGCGCAAGAACCACTACCTGTTATTTCAACCCATAGTCCTTTAGCCGCCACTACCCCATGCATGTCATACTCTTGGTTGAACACGTTAGTACCGCTATTGTCCGAGCGAGTGTTTATCCTGACAATCTCCACATCCCCCGAAGCACTAGCATCACTGCTATCGAACACCTTGATGACATTCGCGGCATTTGAGTTTGATGTCACGTGGACGCTAACTAACTTGGTTCTCTGTGAGGAGACTAATGTACTAGAACTAATCACTCCACTCGATAGACATCCTGAAACTGCCATAATCACTCACTCTCCACTAGTGCTTTAATGAGGTCTGCCTTTTTGCCCTTCACAGATATTCCTCTTTCATCCAATAATTCTTGGAGTTTCTTCACCGTTAGTTTTTCTAAATTAGGAGGCAACGGCCCAACCTCTTCTTTTGGTTCTTCTTTCTTCTCTGCAATCTTAGGTTTCTTACTAGCGAACATAGGTTTTCTAATGGAGAGTTTCTCCTTCAACTCATCATCAGTACGAGTATTCGTCACCATCTTGAGAGTACCTAACTTATGTTCTCCTAGCAGTGAGAAGTCCTTACGGTCCTCATCAGTGAACTTGTAATCCAAACTGTACATGATGCTCACTGCATAAACCAGTGGTACGTCAACATCTTCCTCATGTGTTATTTCGTATGTCTTACCACCTAGCACTCTCACTAGGGGGCCGTCTAGTTTCCTTTCTTTCAACCTAAGTTTAACCATATTTACACCCATTAATTGGGGGTAGCAACCCCCTTCCTGTTACTCTAGGAAGAGGGCCGCTACTTTATGTTTTACTCAAAGAAGCCCGTATACTCGGACTCTTACCATGTTGACTGTTGTGGCCGCGTTTGCGGTAGCCCCACCAGTTGACATTATGGTTGCATGTAGTTTGAACGACGTTCCAGACTCGTAGGCTCCTGTCGTACTGACCTCTGCGTGTACGCTGTCAACAATTACATTCGTGCCTGATTCCTCTCTGCCAGTAATCAATACCTGATGTATGGTAGATAGGCCCAAATCAGATGCGTTTACTACAACTCCACCAGTCTCGTATGCAGTGACGTTGCAAAGTGCGTCAACATAGTACTCATCACCGTGAACCTTGGGACCAGTATATCCCTTATGGTCTTCGATTAAAGTAACTGTAACTGCCACTTAATCACCTCAAGCACTCTTTAGGTTGGTAATCTTACCCTGTCCCTTGAAGAAGGAGCAAGCAGTCTCGCCCATTGTTCTGTACAGCCCTTGGTTACCCAACTTGCCAACACCGAATGGGTTGCCGTTGGAGATACCATCCTCAAAGTATTGAGTAGGCTTCATCACTGATAGCCACAGATGGTCAGTGTCTAGCAGTAGGATGTCAGTCAGCCTGTTGCTTGTTGACAGACCAGTTGATGGCATGTCCTTTGCTGGGATGATGGGTATGTCGTAGTAGGTTGCGACCCTAAAGCCGACCTCTGCACCCTTTGGACCCCTAACGCCGTTGTGGGTTGGGACAATCTCCTTCCTGTCCATGAACCTCTCTTGGCTCTGTAGTAGGTCAGATATGTGCTGGATGGTATCGTATCCAGTTATCATTACCTTGGGGCTTCCACCGTTCTGCCTGATTCTCCTAATCATGTCATTCAGTATGGAGAGAGTCAGAACCCTTGCGGTTCCATCTGCGTATCCAGTACCGAAGTCAACCTCTGCATCTAGGAAAGAGGCGGTTGCGGTTGCAGTCTCGCTTCCGTGCGAGCCTCCGATTGCTACTGGCCTTACATCTCCGAAGATTCTAGTTAGTTCGGGAGATACTGCTGGCGTACCAGAGTCATCTGCTCCTAGTTCGGTAACGTTGTCTAGGTACATCTGACCAATCTCCTCTGCTGATGAGACTATCTTGAACAGAGAAGTGTAGTTCCTGTCAGTGTTAGTTGCGCCCTGTAGGTCACTCATCTTCTCAAGAGGCATCAGTAGCATAACGTTCTGCGACTCTGCGTGATGCTTACCCATGTCCTCACGGACAATAGCCCTGATGTCACCAACACCGTCGTCAATAGCGGCTAGTTCCATACCAAGTTCCGAGAACTCAAACTTGTGAGCAACGGTCTTTGGGCTGATGTAGAGTTTAGCATACTCAGGTGCTAGTGCAGAGATGTTGCTAAGAGACTCGTTCTCAGGCACTCCACCAATAAGGTCAGCCTTTGGTGCGGCAGAGCCAACTGCTCCTGCACCAATTCCGAACGAACTTCCAGAGCCACCTTGAGGTCGGCTCTTTAGCACTCTCCACCCGCTAGAGGTGTATGGCCTCTTAGCCATAATCGATAGCGCGTTTACCTCTTGGTTTAGCATCGACCAAACTTTCTGTCCATAGAGAACGTTGTATAGGTCGCCTAAGTTAGAGGCCGCACTGCCGCTAAACGGGTTTCCGGAAGCGTCGTCGTGAGGAGTTCCAAATCCTCCAACAATTCCGGCACTCTTCAATAGAGCGGAACTTCCACGTAGTCCGTAGGTTGCCGCTTCTAAGTCTTTCATCGTCTTAATATATCCTGTCATCTTTCATCAACTCCTAGTTGCCCCTCGTTAGGTTGTGGATATCATCCCATGACATCTCTCCGGCTTCCTCAACAGATGTTGGGAATCCTTCGGGGATGCCAAAGGCGACTTCCTGTGCCTTACGAATATCATCGTTCTTCTCGGTAAGAGACTTGCGTAGTTCTGCGAACTCAGCCTTTAGCCCAGCAACGTCGTCGCGAGCATCGTACTCTGCTCTCTCAGCCGTGGACTTCTTGACTTCAAGTTCCTCAGCGAACCTAGTAGCAAAGGTCTTGCTCAGGTTCTCATAGGCCATCTTCTCTAGTTGCTCGGCCTTGAATGCCTCGTATGCCTTCTCGACATTCTCAGCAGACAGATTGAGGGTAGTGAAGTCACTGTCCTCTAGCCCCTTGCTAACAGAGAGAGCCTTGGGGGAAGCCTTGGGGGTTCCACCAGAAACAACTTCCTCTCCGGCCTCGTTTCCTTCAGCCTCGGTAGGTGCGTCATCTCCGCCGGGAAGACCCTTCTTCTCGCCGTCCATGTCCTCTTCGTCATCTTCCATTTCTTCCTTCATTTCCATGTCCTCCATGTCGTCCTCAGATTCTTCTGAGGCTTTATTGTACATGTCCTCCACTTCATCTTCTTCTTCCTTGCTGATTTGCCCGACCTGCTTCATCAAGTCGTTCAATTCCTCAAGTGCTTTTTCCAATTTTTCACTCATTTGTTTTTCACCTCCAACATCTTGTTTCAAAATGTCGAATTTTGCTTCTGGATTAATTCCCTTCTCACAGATTGTGACTTCATGTAGTTCCAAACGGTCTATCTCGTTGTACTCTCCATGCTCGTCAGATGTTTTCTGCTTCTTGGAAATTGCCTGTCCTCCTATACTAAATGACCTAAGTGTTCCTTTTCGGATGCCTCTTGAAATCTCTTTTGCCTTTTCTATGTCATCTCTCATTTTGATTACGACATAGAACCCAACGTCATCTACCATAGTCTTGTGTAGATTTCCGTTTTTGTCTCGATATTTCTCGATTACCTCCCCGACTTGAACATTTGAATGATTTGACATCACGTTTCTGTACTTCTTCTCTCCCATGTATTGTTTGACTGCTTCATCTAATGCACTAAGGGTAATCATGTCGTTTTGCTTATCGACCATTTCTATTGATGCATATCCTCCTATGACCAGTTCATCTGCTTTTAGAATCGTAAATTCATTGTTGTTTTCTGCCTTTAGTAGCATGTCTCCTGAAACTAACACTCCCAAAAGTGTAAAGTCTTACTATTTAAGATAACATGCAAAATTACTCTGGAAGTTCTAATTTTGCATATTTGTCTTCTGTGATGTCCCACAGATTCTCATCTGAATCTAGGTCTAACATCTCCTGCTTCTTACCTGTCCAGACTACCCAAGTCTTCTTCTCATCTAGAGGTACGACTCTAACATGGAATCTAGTATCGAACTTGTCTCCTGTAATCTTGTATTCGTGATAGCCATCTCGTTGAACCCCTAGTTCAACATCACCAGCGTCTATCTCCTTTCTATGTGGGCCTAAATCCTTGCCAACAATAGCAGGGAACTTCTGTGACTTGCCGAACAAATCGTATACGTCGTCCAGTTCTGTAATATCAATCATCCAGAAATTCCTAGATTCATCTAGTTTCAAGATGAAGTCCAGATTGCCATCTTCTCTGAGCATGATGCTGA